TTACACACAACTTCGCCCATTTTAAAGACGTCATCCCCCGGCAAACACGTTCGGCCGCATCCCCTAAACCGGCATAAAATTGCGTTCGTTGATCCGTTCGACTTCACTGAGGGAAAAATTTCCCCCATTAACTTTCACCCTTACCGTAACCTTACCGTTTAATCCTTGTACTACCCCTGTTAAATTATTCTATAAGTTTGAATTTTACGTAGTGCAAACACTCTTTCATTGCGTTAAACTGTTCTAAAGGTTTGATTTTGGTGCTGGATACGCCGGCTTTAGATGATCGGCTTCGCGCGCGTAAGGACGTGGAAAAATTATCCTTGCTTGGGGTTGATTTTCCCCTCGCTGTAACCTCACCCTAATCTAACCCTTTTTACCCTTGGTGTAACCTTGGTGTTTTTGCATTTCCCTTGCCGTAATCTTGCCGTATTTTTGTATTTGTTTCACCCTTGCAGTAATCTTGCGGTTTTTCTGTTTTACCCTTGACGTAACCTTGATGTTTTTTTTGTTTTACGCTTGTTTTACGCTTGTTTTACCTTGGGGCAACCTTTGGGACATAAAGTCGTTTTCAAGTCGATTTTTCGGCTGCCAAATTGTAAATACCCTTGTAATCTTGCCGTTTTCTTATAATCAGCTGATAACCAACAACGGGCTGATTTGCCCTTGTTTTTAAACGTGCCAAATCAGACACCTTTAAATCCCCAGAAAAATGGGTATTTAAAAAGAAAGGATCTGGACGATTATTTCCGGCTCCAGTCAACCAAAGATTTCTTAAGTGCCTTACAATCATAGTTTGATTTTAAAGACGGGAATTCCCCGTATTTAACAACCAATCCACATCGGGATTCGTTCGGGGGATTCCCCGAACGGCTTTGCCATTTTTGGCAGTCGAAAAATCGGCCACCAATAACGAACCCAGCCGCCCGAATTGACGGCTGGGGCATCTTGGGGTGTACGCGAATTCCTCAGCATTGAGTGTGTGTATTATTATGTTGTTCATCTGCCAGCCTGCTCAACTCGGCATTAAATTCGGTGCCGATCCTCCGTCGCTCTATAAGCTGCTGGAGCACCTCCTTTACCTGCGGATCCTCCGGTTTTATTGCGCCGCTTTCCAATTTGGCAACAATCTCTTTCACTCTGCGTATTACCGCATCTGTCTCCGCAGTTATCTCGTCATGCCGGCGTAAAATTTGGTCTCTGTTCATAATGCATAGTCTTTTATCGGGTAAGTTTCATTAACACTCCTTTCGGCTTTTGGGTGGCCTTGCTCGGCGATACCTGTGCCCGCAGTTCCTGCAGCTGCATCCGCAGTTCGAAGTTCTCCATGACTAATTCGCTGCGTTCTTGGAGTAATTGAAACCGGGCTTCGCAGGCTTTCATGTAGAGTTCCGAAAGGCTGTTAAAGTCGGACGGGTTATTTGGCTGCGTATTCATATTCGTTATTGATAGAGGGATCAAACATCATAAATTCGCCGTCTTTGGCCCATTCCCGGACCGTATATCGGCCTTTGGGCAGGAACCCGGCCCGGCGGACCGCTTCGGCCTCGGTGGGAAAATATCCCAGCGTGTGCCCTTCAAAGGATAGTTCGTAGATCATAACCGTAGATGATTAGTTCAACATTAATTGCAAGGCTTCGGATATATCGGGATGTTCTTTGCCTTCGGCGTCCCAGACCGCCGCTACCAGCACGAGGTCCTGCCTCTCGTCGCTGCACTCTTTCGCCTCGTAGTCGATGAAGGCAATATACCCTTTGTGGGTGATCTCGAAACCTTCGCTTATGCCGTCGCAGTGGAAGGTAATGTAATCGGCTGCCTTGCGGGCCATTGTCCGAATGTCGGACCGGGTTAATGCTGTATTCATGGTATTAATTTAGTTTGCTGGTTCTGCATTGGTATTGATTGATTGTGCGTCTGCCGGCCAAAATATCACGGCATTCTGTAAGCTCTTTTGTTAGTTCGATTATTCGCTGGTGCGCCTCAATAAGGCGATCACCCTGTTCGATGTAATCGCGTACACCTTTCCAATACTCCGCTCGCCAATCAATTTCCGGGGAATTCGTCGTGTTTACGTTCTCTTTCATAATTTTATCGAGGTTTTGCGAGAATCTCGCTATTTGTCTATTTCGGTAATGAGTGTTGAAGGGGGACGGGCGGTCCGCCCCCGGTTGCCGTTAGTCTCCGTAGTAGGTCCTGCTGTTGCCGTAGTAGTCCGCCGGCACCGTCAACAGCTGCGGGCGGTATTCCGTGGCTTTCGGCTGCTCCGTCGGGCGGTTCTCGATCTTCGCCGTCATGATCGCCAACTTCTCGTTGCGCCAAGCCTTCTTGAGGCAGGCCGAGAACGACATCGAGGCGTTAGCGCGTTTCAGATACCAAGCGTTACGCATGATCTTCGATTTATTGTAGGTTGCTTTCATGGTTGTAACTATTTAATGTTTCTTTGTTGCGCAAAGATACATTAAAACGTTTCGTAATGCAAATATTTTACATGAAAAATTATCATCATAGTGTTTTTTTTACATAAAAGCATACATTACATTGATTTAATGCCTATATTTGCAGCGTAACATCATAATGAAACACGCATTTTATGGAATTAAGAGTGAAGGAGATTTGCAAGGAAAAGGGAATGCAAATGCAAGAATTAGCCGACAAACTTGGTATAACACGAATAACGCTAACAAGGAATATTAGCGGAAATCCTACTATTGGAACATTGGAAAGTATCGCTGCCGCTCTCGGTGTATCGGTTCCGGAGCTTTTCGCCCCTCAACCGACGAACACGATCACCTGCCCGCATTGCGGCAAACTTATTAAAGTAGAGAAGGGGGAATAAATTATGGGAAAGAAAACGGACGAAATAGACGCTAAAAGCCTTGAACAGGCGCGCGCCCTATTCGAATCGGGGGACATCGACCGCATAGAGGTCGGAACCGTGGCCGGGCTATGCGAGATTCACCGCTATTTGTTCGGTGGGTTGTACGACTTTGCCGGAAAAATCCGGACGCTGAATATCGCAAAGGGCGGTTTCCGATTTGCAAATTGCCTTTATCTGGGTGCCATCCTCCCGGTAATCGAGCAAATGCCGGACATGACCTTTGAGGAGATCATCGCAAAATATGTCGAAATGAACATCGCCCACCCGTTCATGGAGGGCAACGGACGGGCCACCCGTATCTGGCTTGACATGATGCTGAAAAAGCATCTCCAGCAGGTTGTGGACTGGCGGAAGGTGGATAAGGATTTGTATTTGCAAGCTATGGAACGCAGTCCGATCAATGATCTGGAATTACGCGCCCTGCTACAACCGGCATTGACCGACCGCACGGATGACCGGGAGGTTATTTTCAAGGGTATCGAACAGTCTTACTACTACGAGGGATATGAAGCGTAAGGATAATGCGCGAGGGTTCATTCGATTATTTTCTTTAGAATGCCTTGTAATCGCACTAATTATATTTCCGTTGTTACATACACACGCCGCCCCACATCAAGCGAATGAAAGAGAGGAGGCTGTGCAAGAAATTGTTGAATCAAGGGATAGTGCAGTAATACTATTTGGGCGGGCACAAAATATGTTTGCACTTCTTTTCGATGATTTCGATATTACCCTACGAAATAACGATAATAAGACAATAATTGCATCAGGACGAGCTAAAATAGGTGATTATATTCGAAACAATTACGATTCCAATTATCGTATGGTATCCTTCATTACCTATAAAATAAAAATTGACTGTAAAGATTATAAATATCGGTATTCAATCTCTGATATTAAAATAACAACCCTTTCTAATTTATTTGAAACCCCACAATTTGACTGGATTTCCTTCTGGTGTGCATGGTCTGATTATGGCTTAATAAACACACCTTATTTTACATATGGGAATGCAAAGATAAAAACCGAGATATATTCTTATACTATTTCCGAAATTTATGCGTCCTACCAACGCGATAGCGCTGTGATAAGTAAATATGACGAAGCAGCAAAGCTATATTATGCAGCTCTAAATAAGACAAAACGCAAGTCTGATCGCAAGAATCTATTTGAACAATTAAGGCAAGTAAATTTATCCAAGATGAGTATGAGTAATAAATACAAGGCATTAAGAGCACTGAATACCGTTGCTCCAATATATATAGCTGATCTATGCGATAAGATTAAAGGCTATATGAGTATGCATGATGATTTTTGATATTTATTAGGCGAATTTGCTTTTTTAAATAAAGCCGGGTTAATCCCGGCTTTATTGTTATAGTACAATCACGGTCTCGTCTTTCTTTACCGAATATTCTCCGCTGATATTTACGACATTCAGCACGGCGTAGTCCTTGGCGTTGATCTTGGCTCGTGCGCCGTGCATTAGGATAATCGTGTGGGTGAATTTAGTCCCGGCAGCCTCTATTGTAGCGTCTGTATCTCCGACGAGGCACACGTACTCTTTGCCCTTGAGCGCGATATTTCCCGCATCTACATATACTCCCAGCCCTTCTAAACTGTCTCGGTTCTTTCTAAACACTTCGACCGAGGGGAAGTTGTGGTCTTGGCAGAATTCGATTCCCTGCGGCGTGAACATGAGTTTTATGAGTTCGGGGAAGTCGTGAATGCGCATTACCTTCCTGCATGCTCCGCCACGGAGAGCGGAAATCCTGATCTCTTCTATATTATGAATATCTTTCATTTCCAATTATTATTGCTGTTTATTTAATTCTCTCTTTAGATAAGCTTCAGCGGTATCTATCACATCATAGCCTTTGGAACTGACGAAGGACGCATAATCCATTCCATCGACGAAAATAACGCCGGTGCCTGCTTTATTTACTTCGTTTAGGGCTTTATTCGCTTCGACACCCGCTGTCGGATCCGTATGATTTTGATTCCCTATAAATCGCCTTTTTTCCTTGCCATTGTAAGTCACGGCATAACCAAGTGAACTGCGAAGATTCCATGTATGGTTTAAATAGTCGCGTTTGCCAGATAGTAGTCGAGCTGCCTTTTGCTCAATAAGTGCTTCGTGGGCTTTTTCATCCATGAAATCGACAACCTCGTCTTCGATATTGTCCATAAACGCTTTCAGGTCTGCTATGTCTTTTTTTATCTTCATGTAGTAAAAAGCGTTAGAGGCTTTCAGTATTTTTCTTAATGCTATTTATCCCTTCCTCGATCCGTGCTAAGGTTTTGTCCATATTTTTAGTGCTGGAATTTATCTCGCGCACTTCGATAAGGGTTTCCGCGTCAAAGCGCAACGATTCATAGCAGGCGACCGACATCTGATCTATTCTATCACCTAAAGTGGCGATGTTGTTTATGGCGGTTATAATTCCTCCAGTTTGCGCCATTGCCATTACATACCCTCGGATGTCGGTGACTTTGCCCTGAATGTCCGTAAATCGGCCGTTTAACTCGTCGCCGGTATCTTGAGACATAGCCTGAAATCCGCGAGATGTCGCCTCTTGTTTTGTCTTTCCATCTTCAAAATATTTATCAGCCCAACTAAAAGACGCTTCCAGATCTTGATTTAACTTATCAATCATTTCATTGATGACATTCTCTTCTGTTTGATCTATAATACCGTCTTTCCAAAATTCTTCCAGTTTATCGCGAATAGTTTGCAGAGGAGTTTTTATATCAGCCTTCATGGCTTCAATAACCATCTGTTTTATAATGTTTTTTACAAAATCTTTAGACGATTTAGCTCTGTTTTCACCTTTGGTCCAAGCCTCTGCGTATGCCTCTGCAAAATCATTGATTGCAGACTGAATATCTGCACCAAATATGGCGTCTTGTGCTTTCGCGGCATTATCCTCTATAGTATTCGTTATTTCATCTATTTGCTTTTGCCATTCCTTAATTCGTTTCTTGTCAGGGTCTTTTTTGCTCTTCTCCTCCTCAATTTGGCGCTGAATTAAAATTTTTTGTTGTTCAAGTAGTTTATTTTGATCTTCAATTAATTCTTTTGCATCAGTTGAATATGCTTTTGATATTGAACGTGATAATTTATCGTATGAATCTTGAAGGGCATCAACCTGATCCTGAATTTTTTGTATTTTCCGTTCCTTACTTTTGTCTATCCATTTATTTATACTTGTAATTACTCCAAACACGCTGCTTGTTGCTTCGGCGGCAGCTCCCATCATGTCGCCACTTTTGAATTTTTCCCAAGAAGCATATACGTGATTATCAAATTCAGATAACATATTTGACAGTTCAGCCCATTTGCCTAATGCAGTGTCAATCTCTGCATCTTGACCGAAGGACGCCATCATTTCAACAATACTATCTGTAAGCAATTGAATTGCTTGGATAGTTTGATGAATTGATGTGACAATCATGTCAATCATTGAAACAACCCCCGAAGCATTCCCGGCAGCTTTAGACATAGAGGCCCCCATTGCTTGAATGTTTTGATCGCCAGTTTTTGCACCTTTAAGCTGCATGGCATCTCCAAGCTTTTGATATTTATCAATTAGGCCATTAATCCCCGAATCTTGAAGTGTTTGGAATCTGCTTCTTTCGTTCAATTTTTCACGATACTGCTGATCGAGTTTTTGAGTTGCCTGTATATAATTTTCTATTGATATTTTCCCTGTTTGCAGCATCTGATTTAGCTGCTCGCGCAAAGTGTTATATATATTTGAAGCCATGTTTTTAGACATGGTTTCTATCCACGAAAAAAACGCAATCCAATCTTGTGATTCTTTAGTCTTAATTTGAGCTATAGCGGCCTCGCGTTCTTTTTTTAGTTTTTCTTTATCTCCGAGAGTAGTCGCCTTTTCAATCTCACGATCATAATAATCCTTTGTTGCTTGTATCTTTTCTAAAATGGTACCGTACTTCATGTAGTACTCATTCCACGCATCAAGTTGCTCATTAAGGTATTTTTCAGTATTTTTTATCCCAGCTTCTGACAAAAAGGCATTCATCCACTCTTCGTCCTTTAAAGCTTGATTGGCTTCTCTGACTGCTGTTGCATATTCTCTTACTCTTTCTGCAGCTTTGATGTTGTCGGCGTAATACACTTCTTGGAGTTTGTGGTATTTTTCGCCGGCAGATCCATCGGCAGCAACGTTTGTGGCTATAACGAGTCCCTTTGTATCTGCGGCAAGGATATCTTGCGCTCCTTCAAGTTGGGTGTATATGTAATCTTCCAATTCTTGCGGAGACAAGATATCCCCATTGGGAAGGATAGGAGTGACTAATATTTCAGTCACTTTGCCCTTGGCGTCCAAAATGCCAAATTGACTGCTGAAAACGGTGGCGATACCTTCTCCTGCATCCTCCCAGCCTTTCTTTACCAATTCTGCCGCTGCAAGTGGCCGAGCCAAATGCTTGACGTTCCCTTTGTATTGGGCCACCATCTGTTGCCCGGCAAGGAATCTTTCCGAGGATGTGTCATTCTTGTACTGGGCATCAATTTCTTTTCTTTGCAGCTCAAATAATTCCTTTTCGGCATCCCGTATAGCTCGTGCGCGTTTCTTATAGTCAAGGTTAATTTGCGCAAGTTTCTTAGCCGTTCCTTCTTCCATGGAATCAATCTCGGCCTGCTCTGAGTCGTCTTGTAGTTTCTGTAATTTCTTAGTGAGATCTTTATAATTGCGCTCTTGGTCGGATGCGGCCTTTTCTGCGGCGCTTTTGGCTTCATCACGGGCTTTTTTTGCCTCTGCGTTGAGTTCGGCGGGGGTTTTAGTTGTGTACAATTTTTCTGCGGTGGGTGCCAATTCCTTATCAGCTTCATCTAGTAATGCGAGATATTCTCGAATATCATTCGGAATATCATCCGGAAGCTCTAATTTCGTGCGGATAGCTTTGCTTGCACGCTCAATGCCTTTTTCCAATCCGGCAATGGAGCCTATCAATCCTCTTATAATCGGAGACTCTTTGCTAATTCCTTTATTTTGTAAATCGTTTATTTTTGACTGTAATTCATCAATACGGTTGGCATATAACTGAATGCGTTTATATTCATTGCTAGTAGTTATTTTCAATCTTTTAGTTGCATTCTCTGTAATAATGTCTTTAGCAGCTTGAGCTTGTGCGACTTCAATAATTGCATCCCGCAGGTCTTCATAGGCGCCGACGGCATTCCCTACCATAACCTGTTCTGCGGCCATATTGCCGAAATAGGCAGGGTAGATGTCTTGCAGCTTCTTGACGGCCTCGGCCCGTTCTTCATAGGGCTTGGACAGATCGGTTGCGGCATTATACAGCAGGTTCAGTTTGGTTAATTCGGATTGCGCCGACACCGAGCCTTGAGCCATCGCGGAATTGAATTGCTCAAGGGCGGCAGCGGCGGTATCTATTGCTGTCTTGCCTTTAAACAGCGATGCCACCCAGCTTGTTATCTCCTTTCCGTAAAGGGTAAGTACGGTAACTCCGGCGACAAGCAGGGTCTGCCACGAGAAGATGGACGATGCAATCTGCTTCCATACGGGCGTGAATGTTTGCCCGGCTTTCTTCAATTCATCAACAGATTTCTTCGCGTGTGAAATCTCGTCGGCCAGCATCGGCAGGTTGTTGGATATGGCCGAAAAGAAAATCTGCGGGCCATACGCCAACGACGGCAATTCACGGGCGACTTGCTGAATCTGGAATCCAAGCATATTGAATCCGGAAGCATAATTACCGACATTGCGGGTGTGTACCCCCATTGCCGCATCCAATTCTTTAATCTTCGTATCGAGTGTGTCGATATTTTTAAGCATGGTTTGTCCCCGTGTCCCCTCCCGCTCTGCTGCGCTTAAATTCCGGTATATATTCTTCATCCGGGTCAGCGATTGCGACATTTTATTAATGGATCCCTCGGCGAATTGCTCTGTCTTGATAATGTTCTTCAGGGTTCCTTGATATAGCGCCAGTTCTTCTTTGTTTTTGGCAATAGACAGCGAAAGGTCCAGCCGTTTGTCCTTTTGTGCCTGCGAGACTGCGGCGTTGTTCTTTTCGGCTTTGGAAAGTGCATTGTACTCAGCCGTCAGTGCTTGCGTCTTGGTTTTCAACAGCTCAATTTGAGCTGTATATATCTTTTTTTGGGCGCTAGCTTCTCGGATGGTGCCGATCAGGTCTTTATATGCTGCTGCTTCGGCTTGGGCCGTCTGACTCCCTGATGTCGTTTTGCTGTTGCTGGGAGTCGCTGTTGGGGTGGCAGGGGTGGCCACTTTAGCCGCCGACTCCGCAGCTTGTTGCTGCATCTTGGCAATTTTGCGTATAGCCTGATCTACACGAGTCTCCAGATCGCTAATATGGCGGTTTATAACTTTGAATCCGCTTGATTTGGACGGGAATTTTTCGAGTAATTCGTATAAACGTTCAAGCGATTTACGGAAATTGTTTATCTTTGCGGTATCCGTAGTAATTTTGAATGATAGTGCGCTCATAACAATTATTTAAATTTTAACGGTTATTGTGCGTGTACATTAGTTTTTTGGCTAGGTGGCGTGCAATTTTACATTACCTGCGTTGCGAAACGCGGGTATTTTTTATGTCTGTTGCGGCTCGGATCGTCACCCCTTTATTTGTTTGTTTTATTGGTGGCTTTGTTGACCATTGCGCGAATTTCCGACAACTTGTATCGCCAAATGGTCCCGGCTTTAAAGGGAACCAAAAGGCCCTTCTGCTGCCACTTCCACAACGTGCTTCGATCAATTGAGAATATTTCGCATACCTGATTTATTGATAGATAGCGATCATCCTTTCTAATCTCGACAAGTTTGTTCAGCAATCTTTTTTCTAGGTCGGCAGTGATATCCTCATGAAATCGCATCAGGTCTTTCAACTTGACGGTAACGGTGGTGTCGGGATGGCTTTTCGCCAGAGTCATTAAATCAGTCATAAAACTTTTTTTTTGCGGTGCCCCTCGGCACCCGGATTAAACAAAAAGGTCTGTCGGCTCAGGAAGCCAACAGACCAATCGCACTATACTATCATCCGTGGCTTATTCCTTCATAAGCTCAGTACAAAGATTGCGGCGGTCCCGTGAAAAAGCAATAGTAAACAATGCTTTTCTGCAATTTATTTTTTCGATGATTCACAGGTGTATCATTTCGCATCTTTAGCTACAGTTTCAGCCAATCCGCTTATTACGCTGGCAACTGCAGAAATATCCTCCAGCGGAATCATCATCAGCGTTTTTTGGTAGCAGTCAAACAACTCGGCGAAAGATGCCCGTTTCATAATCCGCCGGCATATAAACCACGCCTTGAGATCCGCGAATATGCTTTTGCTTCCAGCGACGGCCAGCGCAATACTATGGGCCATTGCCACGATACACGCCTTGCTGCCGTCAGATCCCTTGCCGATATGCCGGGCGGCCATGATTCTCGCCGTGGTCCGGGGTGACATCTTGTATATCGTGTAGCTCTTTTGGGCTATTCGGAAACTGATGAAATCCAGCCTTCCGGATGCGGCCATTTGGGGCCTTGGTGTTGTCGCAATGTCCTTGTGTGCGTTTTTATTCTCGTTCATGGGTTTTACTTTTTTTTTGATTTTACATTGATTGCTTTACCGGGATCGCGCCGTCGGTTTCTCTGCTCCCGTAAGGCCGCCAGTTTCATACGCGCCCCTTTTATTCGGTGATTTTTAATCCCATTCAGAATTATCATCAGTTCATCGCGGTTCAACTCAAGCGTCCAGACGGTCCTATCATCGACAGCTGCAAATCCTTTGGTTATCCTTTCTCTCCTCTTGCGCATTCCCCAGATTGTTCGTATATTTGTCCGTCTGGGTATAGCATAGTGAATATGGATGTTAGTGAGATGGGCGGGGCTTTCCCCACCCGTCTCTATTGTTATCCCAGAAAATCCAATGCTTCAGAATGCAATTCCAATTTTCCGTCCTCGTCGATGGTTGCTATTGTCCGGTATCGGGTGCCGGCGGGGAGCAACCCCATTTTGTAATTCTTGTTGCAGGCGACCAAGGCGTTCAGAGCCTCAACAGCCCGGCGCACTTCGTCGAACTGCTGAAGTACACGCCCCCGCATAGTGCTTACATCAATAAGGCCGTTCCCGCTCTTGATCTGCAAGCCATTCGGCAGACAATTCGATTTTATCGCCGTTCACCACAAAGGCAGTATAATCGAGTGCCTTCTCCTTGCCGAGGTGTAGCGCTTCATGAACGACCTGCTGCGAATTGTCTATTACTTTGCTAAGGTATTCAACAGCCTGATCCGTGAGCGTTTGGCGGGTTGTCACGATATTTATTTTCTTTGCGTCTTCGGCTGCGATCCGCAGTGCTTGCGCCCGGATACTCTTACTGTTATCCGTCGCAATATCCTTGAGGCTCTCGGTAGATATTTTCAACCGTGAAGCCGTCAACTGTTGTATTGCTGCCTCCAGTTGAGGAATGGCCGCTTTGTAGGTCTCGATAATTGATTCGTAATTTTTCATAGTTGTTAAAAATCTTGTTGTACGTTTGGATTATTCGGCGTCGGGCAATGTTTCCGCCCATTCCGCAGCGCGCTTCTTTGCCTCTTCCTCGGAGTAGTCGATGGCCGTCACTCCTTGGGACTGCTGGCTTTCTTGTTCTTCTTTCATGGTTACTGTTTGATTTATATGGACCTAGTTTTGAAAAGGCCGCCGTCATATCCTTGTTGTATGGCGAAAGGATTGATGCGTAAAACCTGAGTTGCAGATAATACGCCCATAGTAGGGGACATTTCAATATCCATATCGATTATGGCCCGGTAGTTTGTTCGGTTTATTGCATACATTCCATATTTGCGTGCGAGTGTGTCAAGCTCCTGCAATGCGGATAATGCTTTTAACGCAGCATTATAAAGTTCGATTTGCTGCGGATCGTCTATATACAAGTTAGCGGCTTCGCTAAAGACAGCTTCAGCGACTTCAGAATCAAAAGTTACCTGACCGTTACTGTCTACCGTGTAGCAGTCTGCGGGAACAGTCCCGAATGATTCGAAGCGCTTTTGAACTTTGCGGCAAATCTCATTGAATTGCTCCAACAAAGAAGTATATAGCTCCTCTTTTTGGCTGCGTTCTGCGGGGAATACTATGGGGGCTAGTGCCGCATTAAATTTTTCCGTCATACGGGCGCGAATGGCTGTACCGCCGCTCATAATGTCCCGCAAGTTGTCTGCAGTCAATTCCTCGCCGAACTCGGCAAGGACGGCAGGTGTGACAATCTCCCGTAATTTATCTACGGCCGATCTGAATTCATACATTCCATGCTGAAGGGGCATTTGCCCTATACAGATTCTCTTGCTGTTCTTTGACATGATTACATGGGTAAGTTGGTAAAAGGATCAACTGCCAGCGATCTATCCGGGGTTCGCTTTTCGCCACCCTCGATGATGCGCTGGGTTCCGGCATTTATTAGATTTGCGATTTGGGACGCATTATCGTCGCCGATACCGCTGGATACAGCCTCGATGCGCTCAGAACCATTTTGTCCCGTGTGCTCTGCGACCATTTCGCAGACGGCATCTGCACCGTACTTTTCGGCTGCATGCAGCATCTTTTTTAGTTTTTCGTTGTTCATGATGTTTTAAGCCTGTTTAGTTTGTTCTACGCTTGTTTTTCCTGCTGTTTTGCCAGCCTCAACAACTTACGCGCTAATCTTTTGGCCTGCGCCGGGCTAAAATGCAGCATAGCGCAGTCGCTCTGTATGAAATCCGTGTCATAATCACTGACATCGGAGACGTACAGAATAATTTCGTCGTCGCCCTTGCGCATACCGTGGCAGTCGATAATCGTGGTGGTTGTACGGCCGAGAATTAGCCCAATGCCGTGTTGGTTGTCGATCTTAATTGCTTTCATAATCTTTTCGTTTAAATGGTTGTTATCGTCGTTTTATCGCCGTTTTCGGTCAGTCTTTGTAAACTCGTCCCGCAAAGGCGGGTAAAACATACGTTTTTTCATCTCCTGTTTCTGAATTTTCGATTTTCTTTCGTGTTGTGGGTACTTGTTCCACCCATGAAATTTCATGCGCTCAAATCGCGCATTACGTCAAAACGGCTCGGCCTCCCCGATTGCGTCCGCCGTATTCTCGTAGTCGGTTATCCGGGTCAGACTTTTATTATGCCGGAAAACTATGCACCCCGCAGCACCTTCCCGGTGCTTGGCCACGTATAACAGCCCGACGCCCTCAGCCGAAATAATCCCGTAGCGTCCTGCGTCGATCTCGGTTTGGCCATACATTGCCGGCCGGTCAATAAATGCGACAAGATCGGCGTCCTGCTCGATGGCTCCCGACTCCCGGAGGTCCGAGAGCAACGGGGTTTTATCTGCCCGTTCCTCAATTTTGCGGGACAACTGCGACAACAAGATAACCGGGATATTTAATTCCTTGGCCAGCAGTTTGGCCGAACGACTGGCGGCAGCGATTTCACGCTCGCGTGTAGTACTCGCGTTGCGGGTCGAGGTGTCGAGCAATTGGAGGTAGTCGATTATAACCATCCCACACTTACCCCGGCGGGCCATAGCCTTACATTGAGAACGGATCGTGTTTATATTGATGTTGGCGCGATCGTTTAGGTAAACAGTCATTGTCGAAAGCTTCGCGCCGGCTTGTTCGAGTTTACGCCAGTCATCCGTGCCGACATCTCCCGTACGGAACGATACCGAGTTAATCCCCGAACTGCCAACAAGCATTCGCCCGGCCAACTGCCCGGCCGGCATCTCCAACGAGAACATACATACCGGCACGCCCGATGCGGCCGCAGCACGGGCAAAATGTAGCATTATGGCACTTTTGCCCATCGCCGGCCTGCCAGCCAATACGATCAACTGACCACCACGCCAACCGCCCGTAAGAGCGTCGAGCCGCTGCAACCCGGTAGGAATGCCGATGCACTCGCCCGCCTGTCTTGCCTGTTGCCGTCGTTCCAAGTCGTCGAGGGTGGCCCGCACAACATCCGACAACGGCGTAATGTCATCCGAACGCACGACCCGATCTGTTATCGCGGTTATTTCCGTCATCGCCCAATCCGAAACACCGTCGGGATCCGATACAGCACGCGCCGCGAGTTCGTACCCGAAAAGGCATAAACGCCGCCGGGCTTCTATGTCTGCGAGCTGTCTTGCGTGGTCCAGCAAATTAACGCCGGAGCCTACCGCGTTGGTCAGTTCCGAAAGATAGCGGAGCATTTCACCGCCTTTCAGTTCCGGACGCTGCGAAAGGGTGTAGAGGTCTATTTTGGCACCTCTCTCCAGCATCGAGAGCATTACGCTGAAGATTTTGCCGTTATTTGGGTCAGAAAAGGCCGAAATTTCGATGATCTCCGTCACGTCGGATAGTTGATCCGGTTCGAGAATTAAAGCGCCTAAAATGGCTCTTTCGAGTTCGGGCGATTCCGGCAGCCCTTCAATGGCCGGGCGGTTATAAGAAATTTGTTTTTCGCGTTTCATGGTTTGTCTGATTTTGGGTCGTGTTGCTGAATTCGGATTTGCGGCGCATCCAATTTCGCGCGGCGGCTTTCCAGTCTTTTATCGGGTTTTTA